GATAGGAACTTTATCTAATAAACTATAATCTACTCTATTTGTTTTAAGTAATAATGCAGGTTTTGGCCCTCTTTTATTAAAAGTTTTTAAAAAAGTTTCTATTAAAGTAGCAACATTTTTTCTATCTTCGCCAAAATCTCCTGGTAACCAATGTCCCGTATAAAGAAAACAAAAATTTTCTTCTATATTTTTAAGTAAATCAGAATTTTCTGGTTTTTTAAAGTAATTAGTTAAATCTAAACCCTCAAACAAAACCTCTACAGGTTTCTCACATCTTATTTCTTTTACAATGTTATTATTATTGTCTTTTTGCTGTATTACTATGTTATTAAAAACATTTTTTGTAAAATTAGAACTAACTAAATTTAAATCCATTCTATTAAAACCCCTTACAAAATCAACAGGAGGTAATGTTGATTCAATACCTGCTGTTACTCCTATATTAAACCCCCCTATTGATTGAAATTCGTTAGGAACAGTTATTTGTATCCATATGTCGGGTTTTTGATCTAAATGTTGGATAAATCTTTGTTTTAATGGGTCCTGCTTATCTAAAAATCCCCAAGGGGTATTTCCCCATACTTGAGGCATGATTTTTATATCCCATTCATTATCTTTTATTTCTACTAAAGACCTTACAAAATCTCTTGAACGGTGCCCATACCCACTAAACGTATCTATAGGGCAACTTACTACACAAACTGGTTTCATGATAAAACTTCTTTTAATTTTTGTTTAAATTCAGGGGTATATTGTACTGAATTTGGATTATAAGTAGAATGTCCTTTATCTACTTTTTCAATTGTATATTTTCCAATAGGTTCCCATTTATTAAATAAGATATCTATATTTTTAATAAAATTATCACCCATATTCTTTGAAGTCATTTTAGATTCTTCAGATAATAACCATTTACGGCCTTCTAATCCTCTTTTTTGTATTTCTTCTTTACCTAAATTATAGCATTTTAATAATGCTAAACCTGCATCTTCAATATCTACTTGAGAAGCATAGATATAAGGAGTAGGAGGAGATCCTTTTAAGGAACGTGTTTTAGGGTACATTGGGATAGCCCATTCACCACATTTTTTATATTTACCACTACTGTTCGTAGGAAATTCTGTATTAAAATTAATCCAATTACCCTTCTCATCTTCAAATCTCATTTGATCTTGCATACCACCCTGAACAGGAGCAATAATCATATTTCCTGCCATAAGTCCTTCGGTAAGTGATAAACCCCACCCTTCATTATCAGTCATCATAAATTGAGCGTCTGATAAGTTATAATAGTAATTAAGAGTTTTAGGATCACATTTACCCATAGTGAATTTAACCTTATTTATTTCAGGATCGCATATAGTTTCTACCACTGCGGGAATATCAGTACCATTATTGTCAACTTTATCCGTATGCATTAAAAGTAAACAGCGTTCTGCTTTTTCTTTAGGTAACTGGTCAGTAAATATTTTCCAGGCAGTGATAACATCACCCGGGTTTTTACGCCGAATATTTCTATTATTCCAAAATACTATAAAATCATATTCTTGTTCACCTAAAAACTTATCTTTAAATACTTCGTATTCTAAATTATTTGCTATAGGGAAAAATTGTTTATCGTCTATACCATGAGGCACATATTGGATTTGCCAATCTTCTTTAGGATAATCTTTTAGTACATTTTCTACTAGGTTTTTTGTTTGTTTAGAAATGCAAAGAAGTAAATCATCCGATCTATAAAAATCTCTATTATACATTGGGTAAGGTAGATCATCCCAAATAGTATAAAAAATCATGGGGATTTTAGTTCTAATTTCCTTTTCCATTCTATAAAGCCACGTCCAGTATCTAGGATCTGTAAAATGAAGAATAGCGTCTGGTTTTTCTACTTCTAATAGATGTCTTATTATTTTATCATCCCCATAGCCGTTCCATGGAATTACCTTAACACTCGAATCAGATATATTTGTTATTATATTAACTTCAGAACTTAAGTCAAATGCTTTTCCATGTTCTGGGTGTTTAACAGCAGCACCTAAATTTACCCAGTTAAAGTGATGGGCAGTATTCATAACTATTTCTCGAGCCATAGTGCCTATACCACTATGTAATCTAATATCATCGCAGAGAAATAATATTTTTTTTCTTTCCGCTTGGGGAATATAACCTTTTTTCATTAAAAATAAATTAAAAATTAAAGACCACTACCACTAATGGTCAGATCAGTATGTGTATGAAGAGATTTTGCAAACTCCTCATCTGTTAAATAGAGATGTATACTTCTATTAACTAATTTTTGAAGATTAAATTTTTGTCTAATTGAAGCTACCTTAAAGTCTTCAAAAAGCTTTTCTTCTAGTTTTACAGATGTTAATTTTAAAGCCATGTTGTATATGTTTATGTATACATATACGTAAATTATAACTCCCCTGCTCTTCTAGCATGTTTTAGTGCTTCTTTCATACGGGGGTGTTCAAGTAATTTTAATTTTTTTTCTATTTCTTCCCCATAAATATTTTTTTCAACTATTTTTTCCACTTCTACAGGCACTTCTACTACCTTTTCTACTATTTTAACTTTAGATTCTTTATCATCTTTAGTTTTTAACTGTGCAAAAGCAAAGTTCGCAGCAACTACAAGAGCAATAGCAAGAGGATCAAATACGAATATAATAGTTAATAATAACCAATTTATAATCTGGTCCATAGGTTCGCCTGTTAAGCCAGATAAATATTTAAGGGGACCTAATTCACCTGCTATATTAGCATTACTAGTAACCTCAACTATTTCTGTTTCATATTCAAATAATTGTTGATTTAGGCCGTCTACTCTAGTATTAATTTCAGTTTGTCTGCCTATTGCTTGGTCAAGTTGTTTTTCTAAAGCACGTCTTGTAGATGAAGAGGTTGTAGTAATAATATTGCCTAACGTGTCAGTATACTGTATTACATTGTTAGATAAACCAGACCTTAGACTACTCACCGCCTCGTTAATGGTTTCTTTTTCTGCGTTATATATCGCAAGTTGTTCTTTTATATTGTCTCGTTTAGTCTCAATAAGTGCTATTTGAGAATCTATATTACCCGCTTTAGCTGCGGTTTCTTGGTAGGCAGCTGATAAGAAACCATAAATACCCATACTTGTAATTAATATTAATATAAGACAGGCTACCGAAAGATAGTATTTAAGTAATTTAGGCAAGTTTTCTCTATACTGATAAAGTAAAGAAGCAATTACTAATTTAGCTACTTCAAGAGAAGCAGCCATAATAATAACAGCAAAAGCTGCTCCCGCAAAAAGCTTACTTAATCCACTAACGGAATAAAAAGCAGCTGATGCAGAAACAGTAAGTGCTGATAAAGCGATTATGAAAGGAAATATCCTAGCTTGAATGGTTTTTATCACAGAATTCAGGTTTATCGTTAAATGGACACCATCTACAGTTCTTATCTGACGGTAGTTTTGTGTACTCTTTTTGTTTATACATATCATTCTCGAAACAATCATCGATAAATTCATGTAGTTGGCGGGTTACACGGTTCATTGTTGTCTTACCTGATGATGGCTCAAACGTTTGAATTCGCGAAGCCATCGCTGGATATTTAGGGTTTTTCGGTATTTTACGTTTTACAATAAAGTATTTGCAATCAATAGATTCAACCGGGACATTATATTGTTCTGCGAAATAACGCTTATATAACACCATTTGTGCAGTCTTAATTTTATTTTCTTTATCCCATTTAGTCCACCCTTTAGTTGATGTTTTAATATCCCAAATACTTACTTTTTGTAAATCTTCATCATAGAATACTAAATCAAGCTTACCATAAAGCATAATATTAGGGTGTTTTTCATGTGGTGGGGTTAGTATAGGCATTTCTACTCCTAGTAACCTAGTACCACGTTTTGAAAAGTGCATTTGGCGGCGTTGTAAGAAAAACTCAATAATATTAAGGCCATCATTTACAAATTCAGTTAAATCTTTTTTAGTAGCAAAATTATCACCAATCTGTTCTTTATAATCACCATACATTTTCATAAAACGCTCCTGAAAATCCTCATAAATTGGGAATTCATCAGCAGCCTTAATTGACTTATTATACATTAAATCAAGATACTCTTGAAGAGTTTCATGCATAGCAGACCCAAATGCTAAGTGGATATTAGGTGGTTGACGCATTTTATCAATATACATCAACTTCCATTTATGTGGGCATTCACTCCAAGCTGAGAACTGGGTATATGAAACCATCTTATATTTGTCCCAGTCCATTTCTGGGACAACTGTATTCTGTACGTTTTCTAAAATCATTTAAATTTTCCTTGTTGCACTATTTGGCCTATAATTCCGTACACACTAAGGTCTTTAAGTGTGTCTTCTATAGACTCTCCTACTGTATCTGGTTCTCCTTGCACAACCAAGTTTTTTAATCGTTGTATTTTATCGTTTATTCTAAACCATAAACCTGTAAGTGCTAATTTAATATCTGCTTCGGTTTCTAAGTTAGTACCTACATTAATATTTGATGGACCATAATTTCTATGTTTTTTACAAAATAAAACATATTGTTCCATCATAATTTTTTTATACTCCTGAGTTAATTCAGGGTATTTTTCTTCACACCACTTTACTGCGGCATCATCTTCTGGAGTAAAATTCATCATATTATTGCTCTTCCTTTTTGTTGTTCCCAATCTCTATTAGTTCTAATCCGATTATTTTTTTTATCAATTGCCTTTAATATTTCAGGTTGTATTTCTAATTCTAATGCTACCTGTATTAGTGCTTTCACATCTTTGGGAAAACAATGACCACCATAACCGAAATCTCCATCAGGACCCGGAACATCCCAATGGGAGTATCCTAATCTTTCATCATATTTAGCATACTCAATGACTTTATCATAGTCAATTTCTAGCTTTTTACATATTTGATACATTTCATTCGCAAATGACACTTTAGTTGCTAAAAAACTATTAGTTACATATTTAACCATTTCTGCATATGATGAATTAGTCTTAATTATCTTGGCTTTTGGAAATACTTTAGCAAATATGGGTTTTAATTTAGTAGTAGCAGGTCTAGGTCCCCCTAAGATAATTCTATTTTGATTTTCATAATCTTGGACTGCGTTTGCTTCCGTTAAAAATTCTGGGTTGAATACTATATTTAAATTTTCAAATTGTTCATTCCATTGTTTAGTAGTATCAGGGGGAATCGTTGATTTTACTATAATAATTTTTTCCAGGTTACTGATTAAAGATATGTCTTTAAGTGTATTTTCTACTATATTAGTATAACAACTACCCTTTTTATCCATAGGTGTAGGCAAACAAACAAATATAACATTACATTTCTCTATAAGTTCATCTAAAGTACTATTAGATAGTTTAGTTTGTAAATCATAAGTGAATATATCATAATAATTTTTAAACTTTTGATATACAGCATTGCCTACAAAACCCTGCCCTATAATTCCTATATTCATTTTTTCATTAATTTTTTTATTTCAGAATCTTGTAATCCTATATGTTTAAGTAAATTTTTAGTTTCTTTTTTAGATAAAATATCTAAATATTCACTAGCCTGCTTTTTAGAACATTCTAAATAACCAGCAATTTTAAGTAATAATTCAGGGCTGAAGGATTTATTTTTACTTCCTTTAATCCATTTATTAAACTTAAATTTATTACCAGTCATAGATTGATAGTATTTGAAAGATTCTTTAGGGGTAACATCGTATCCTTGTAAACGATTTACTATATCTAACATATTATTATTT